GTAGCGCCAAAGAACTTAACGTCATAGCCAGTGTCGTCTACGCCAATTGTGACTGTAGCATCAATTTGTGTCGCTCCATCAATGTCCACAACGTCTAGGTTAGTTGTACCGTCTACGTCTATGTCTCCAGAGATGTCTACAGTGCCTGCGTCATCAAACCTAACACTAGGCGTAGCATCGGCAGAGTTATGGAAACTTAAATCACCATTTGCGTTAACACCAATCTGCCACGATTCGTTTCCACTATTTTCCTGAAACGACAAACCAAAATGGCTGGCGTCTGACTTTACGTTTAAAGGTGTACTTACAAAGAAACTATCGTAAACGCCAAGAGTCAGCCCATCAGCCGTGATAGTAGACTGAACGTCTAAAGCACCAGTCATAGTATCGCCAGTTATCCTGACGAAGCCTGTAGATGTATCTAGTGCTGTCTTAAATTCACCGAATGTAATCTTCTTAGTCTCAGTCGCTGAAGTATCAACGATTGGCAGCAAATCGGTATCTGCTACATTGGCACCCGTAAGCGCCGTTAGGTCTGAAATTCGTTTATCTGCCATTTGTATCTACTCCGATATTATTCTGATGGCTTTGTGGGCCAAGTGACTGACGTTGGGAAGGTGCCTTGATCTGTAATATCAAGTAAGGCTCTACGATAAGCTACCCATTCAGCTTGTGTTTCTTCACTCATGTCAGCCCAACGTAATGGGTTTGAAACGGTCTTATCTACCTCTGATGACAACAAGAAGTCACGTTGTGATCTTATTTCAGAAGCTAGGCTTTCATTAAGAACTTCAGTGCTAGGGGCTACCCAACTACCATTTGAATATGTGTATAGGTGAGATGGCCGTTTGGTAACTTGCTTTGCACCGTTTTGAATGTGAGTGGCTATTTGAGCATCAGTTGGGACAACAACAGTTTCAAAGTAATCCCCATTAGCAGTCATAAAATATTTTGACATGTTATTAAATCCTATGAGAGTTTTGAGGCTACGTTATTGCTGCTACCAGTTGTTCTATAATAGTGTGTATCTGGAACTATAAAATAGCCATTGTCATATGTTCCGCTATCACCGTCACCCCCGCCTACTCTAAATCCGCCACTGGCAGTTGTGCTAACATATGCGTCTCCACCGCCAGTATTTAGCTGATAGTAGATCGCAATGGCACGACCTGTATTATTTTGATACCAAGTATTAGTTGTTAAAGTAGTGGTAGAGTAACTTTGGGCCACACCTAAAGTATCGGGAATAACTACCTGTGCATCAATAGCCTGAGCCACACGAACCGCAGTCATTAGCTTAGTAGCTTGGACGCCAGCTTCAGCTTCAGCTTCGGTAGCTATCGTTTGGTTAGGCTCAAACGTAGAGGTTCCTTGCGCTACTGTACCAAGTGTAATCCAAAATGTGTTACCTGCGTCCCTAATCTTTAACAGGTCATTAGTTGTATCATACCAGATCATGTTAGCGAACATGGTAGTTGGTTCAAGCAAACCAGAGTTGTTTGTTACAATAGCTGATAAGGCATTGTTTATATCGGTTCTGGCAGATGAAGCCGTTTGGTTGGCAATGTTATAGTCGTGTTGAGCCATTATTAATACTCCACAATTCCTTTTAGCACACTAATAGATGGTGTGACGTTATTTGATATGTTAGCTAATACTGCCTTAAACTTGAACGCACGTCCAGATTTATCACCAGCGGCTACAGTCCAAGCACCCCAAGTGGGTGAACCAGCAGGATCATCATCAGTTGCAGATACATAAGTTGCAACGGAGAAGTCACCAAAGTTTGCATCTTCGTCAGTCCAAGTATCCCAGCTATCTGGCCATTGGCTCCAGTTGTAGGAACTACTAATGTCATCCCAGTTTACTTCACCAGCAACAGCATTAGCGTGGTGCCTACTTACAGTAATAGCATCTGAAACACGAACAGTTCTCACTGTAGCAGTGTCAATGTATCCTGTGAACTCATAGGTTCCAGTAGCAGGGGCTGTAGCGTAGCTAGATAGCTGAAGTTCACTTGATACGACAGTTGTGTTTGTATTAGTTCCAGCAAAGGTTGGGTTCTCTACATCCTCAACAGCAACACCTAACTGTGGCAAATCTGCTGGTAAGACCACAACAGAAGAAACCTCACCAGCATTACCTGACTTATCGTAAGGCTCTATAAAGAATGTTCCAGATAGTGCAGGATAACTTACAGTAGTTGCTGGTCTTGCAACTTTCTCAATAACCTCAAGAACTGATCCATCAGCCCATACCGCTGAAGTGCTGCTAGAGTGCCATATCTTATAGTAAGACAGGTCTAATGCAGTTGATGCAGTCCAGCTAAAGAAAATACTACCAGCAGAAAGTTGTTTAGAGAAGTTCTGTGGTGCATCTGGGCCAACCGTATCTGCTTCAACAATAATAATCTCAGAGGCAAATTCACCTTTAACACCAAGCGCATTAGTAGCCCTTGCTCTAACTTCATACCTTATTTGAGTGAGACTACCCGCTAATGGAGTGTCAATTTCAAGGATTTCAAAGCGACCAAGATCACCAACACCTAAGACACTGTAGTCTTCGTCTGTGTCTTTCTTGTAGACAACCTCTACATTATCAACACGATCTGCATTTGGTGAGCTTACGTTAACAACCAATACGTTTGTTATCTTTTCATTAACAATCCTGTACTCTTGAGTAAGTGCTACAGCAACAGCAGGAACCAAATAAGGTGACAACAGTGTTGTGTTGTTACTCTCAAAGAGGCTCTCGTCAGCATTCCATTGAAATACACCTGAGCTTAACTCTTGTAGTGTCATAAACACCTCAAGAGCCATCTCACTATTTAAACCAAAGCGCCACTCAACAACCTCAAATACTTTATCAGCAAAGCCTAAACGGGTATTTGTTATTTGAACAAGGTCACCGATGGAAAGCTGATAAGCTCTCATACCAAATGCTCCGCTGATCTTTAGTTGTTCACGATTACGGTAGAGTGCTATCTTAGCAATACGCTGTGCCATTGCTGACGTATCAACATAAGGCAGTGCTAGTTCAAGTTCACTCTCTTGGCCATTGTCCACCGATAGGAATGCGGCTGGTGCCAATGTAGGATAGTTAGTTTCAAAGTAGTTGCTCTCAGGCCCACGAAAGATACCAGTGATCTTATTAAAGCCATCACGGCGTGAGTTACGAGTTTGGATTTGCAGACCTGATCTTAGGTCGTCCTCATCTAACGATAGAACTGTTGATGTGTATGCAGCAGCCTTACATCCCCACTTACCTTGGCTGTACCAAAGCATCCCACCCATAGATGTTAATAGGTTGCTTAGAGCATCCTTTGGGGCAGCTTCGCTGGTGAATGTACCATTTGTTGTGTAACGTAATTGAGTACCACCAGCATCAAGGGCAACAGTCTCATCACAGATATTAGCAGCAGTGGAAAATAACGTATCATCAATCTCAGAGGTAAAGGCTACCCCAGAGGAAACTAGGTAGTCACGAAGACACAAAGCTGCATTACTAGAATACGCAGTTGTTTCAGTTCTTGGGTCATAAACCTTCTTACCCTGAACAACAGTGGTGATAACTGGTACACCGTTAGGGAAAGCATCAGCAGAATACTCAAACCTTGCGTAGATGTAAGCAATACCTCTTGCACGGTGGTTACTTGTCCAGAGAAGGCTTTCAGAAACTAGATCGGCATCAGCAGCTTGATCGGCAGTGCCTAAGTGTTTTATAAGACGTACTCTAGAAGTCCTCAAGTATGCACTACCATTACCAGAGCCAGCGCCAGTTGCAGTAAACACAGTGTCAACATTGTTGTTAGCAGCACCTATAGCGACAAAGTCAGTTGGGTTAGGCTCGTCTCCACCGCCGCCAGTATTAGCAATCTTGTAGGTTTTCCCTACGACAAAACTCCCAGCATCTGTTCTATCTTTGGAGTAAGTAATATAACTACTAGGTGCTGTAACATAATTGTCTTCATCAAGGGTAACAAGTTCGTCATTAAGATAAATGTCACCAATAGCATTAACTTCATGCCCAGCTACTGCGACTAGCTTATGTAGAAACTTATTATTATTTGTTGTCTCTTGATAGAAGGTAATCCCACCAACACGGGTAGCACCATAGATGTTACCTGTAGCAGCGGCAGGTGAAAGTGCATTAACAGAGGCGTATCCAGCCCCAGCGGCAGATAGTTCTGGTTTAGGAGTTAGTGCGTTTAGGGCATAGCCAAGTGCTACGCTTATTAAAAAGTTTGCTATCATGCTGCCACCCAACCAAGCAGCCCCCGCAACACCAGCACTAATTGCAAAACCTGTAGCAGCAGTAGATACCCCAGCAGATATTATGATTCCAGCAGCAGCAGGGCCTTGTGGAATATCCCTACGCCATGACATTGGCCCCATTGGGGACTGGGATAAGAATGTTGTGCCTTTGTAAAGACCTGATAAACTCATTCTACACCCCAGTATAGGAAACCATCTTTAGGTTTATTAAACAACAAGCCTTCGTGACTAACGAAGACACAATATTGATTGACAG